CATTAAAAGAAAAGCAACAAAGAGAGTATGCTCGTCGATCAATTTTTTATTATCAAGAATATATGAATGTAAGTTGTAATTATGACGAACTTGGACATCAGGGTCAAGTTTGGGAGATGGGATATTATACGCTTTTTTCTATGAGTGAGATGTATCGTTTCCTTGGTGATTATGAAAAAGCAATTGAGTGTTGTATTAATGCTGAACCTTTCTGCCCATCAAGAAATGAACATATTGTGGGTCTTGCAGAGGTTTATCGAACTCTTGGTGACTATGAAATGATGAAGATGCAAACTGAAAAGTTAGTTGATCCTACTCGTGTCAATCCTTTTCCTAATTATTACTTCCTTGTGAATAGTAATTTTTATACGGACACTGGCGATTATGGGAAACTACTTCATCAAATTGCTTGTGAGAATTATAAATAGAAAAAATCATTAAAAAATTATGGCAACTAACGATTATTTTGATAAAAGAATTATCTATCCTAATGATAAGGGTGGAGTTTTTATTGTCGTGCCCGCACCTGACTGCGAACTCTCACTAGAACAGATTGCTGGAAAAGACGTACCAGCAGGAAAACCATATCAGGTTCTCAATGTATCTGAAATTCCTGATGATAGAACTTATAGAAATGCTTGGACTTACGAGGAGGTTTGAAAATGCCTATCGGAATTGATATTAACAAAGCAAAAGAAATTCATAAGGATAAAATCCGTGAAGTTCGCAACCCACTTCTTCAGGCAAAAGACGTGGAGTATATCAGAGCACAAGAAGTAGGTGATACTGAAAAGGTTGTTGAAATCGTTGCTGAGAAGCAGGCTCTGCGCGATGCCACAACTCTTGTAAATGATGTTGAGATTACTGCGACTTCTGTTCTTGGTGTGACTGAAGAACTGAAGCAAGTATGGAATGAAGAAATTTTAGGAACTAATCCACTACTATGAATAAATAAGAAAAATATAACTTAAAAAAATGTCAGAATTAGGAGCTAATTCTCTAAGAAGTAATTCTTCAAGTTTTAACAGCCCTATTACTTTTGAAACTTCTGGTGGTACTGAGAATGGTAGATTGTGTCGGGCTTTTGTGAATTTTAATGGTCAAGGTGCTGTTGCGATTCGTTCTCAATTTAATGTAACTTCTATTACTGATAATGACACTGGTTATTATACTGTCAATTTGACCACTGCTATGTCAAATACTAATTATGCTGCAATAGCCAGTGCTAGTGATACTGCTAAATTATGTGGTGTCAGTCCAGCAAGAGAAACAAAAACAACTTCATCATTTAGTGTTATAACTCGTTCAGTTGATGGCAGTGGGGACCGATATGACCCATCTCAAGTTAGTGCCTCTGTTCACGCTTAATCTTTCCTTCTGACTATTCAATCAAGATAATCAGGAAATGTTATGAGCCAGGTAAGGACTAATAGTATCGTTCCAGCGGGAGGAATACCAGGAGGTGCCAGTGGTGGGGGTATTATACAGTGTGTAAGTACGACAAAGACTGATATTTTTAGTAGTACAACAACTATGACATTACGGGCATTTCTGTTTCAATTACGCCTAGAAGTACAAGCAATAAAATTTTGATTATGTATTGTTTACAGGGCGGTGCTTCTACATCTGTAAATAATATTGCGTTTCGGATTGTAAGAGATGCAACGGCAATTAGTGTAGGTGATGCAAGTAGTAGTAGGACTAGAGCTACAACTGCTATGCAAACTCTTTACTCTAATACTAATAACTCAACTAGAACGTTTGCTGGGCAATTTTTAGATACACCAAGCACTACGTCAAGTACCACATATAAAATGCAATTTTTCAACGTATCAGGAACATTTTATCTCAACAGAGACGGCGAGTTTTTAGATAATTCAAACGTTACCGTGGGCGCATCTTCTATTACTATATTGGAGATTTCAGGATAATGGATACTACACAAGCACTTTTAGAACTTTCTCCAGAAGCACAGTGGTCAATGAATGCCAATGACTACAATCAACTTCAATGGAACTCTCCAGAAATTCCTAAACCAACAAGAGCACAAGTAGAAGCAAAAATAGAAGAACTCAAAGCAGCAGAACCAATGAGACTTCTGCGTGTCGAAAGAGATCGTTTGATTGCTGAAACGGATTGGTGGGTTCTTCCAGATAGAACACCAACTCAGGCACAGTTAGATTATAGACAAGCACTCAGAGACCTTTCAGATACTTCAAGTCCAGTTCTTGATGGTACTAATAGGATTGGTATTTCTGGTGTCTCTTGGCCCATTAAACCATAATAGATTATTGACATTTTTAATGTAATTTTGTATAATTAAACTGAAGAATCTTATTCACTTATGGCTTTTTTAACTTGTTGGCACATGACTGACTTGCCAACTGAAATTGTAGAGATTGTAGAGAAAGATCTCCAAAAGTTTGATTCAATCGCAAATGACTCTCAGATTATGGGAGCACAAGTAGATAAGATCATTCGTAATAGTAAGAACGCTTGGATTCCAACTTCACATTGGATTGGTGGTTGGTTGTGGTATTATATTGATAAAGTAAACCGTGAGAATTTCTGTTACGATATTACGGAGATTGATGGTGGCAGTATTCAATATACTCAGAATGGTTACGTCTTGGGATATGGAGGTTAAATGAAATACGTTCCAGTCTCAACAATAAATAAACGGTCGCAGAAAACAATATGGGTTGTTGATAATTTTTATAGTAATCCTCACGCCGTAAGGGATTTTGCTCTTCGGCAAGAGTTTGCTGCTGATAATGACTGGTATAAAGGTAGTCGTTCACTTGAACAATTCTTTATTCCAGGAACCAAGGAAGCATTTGAAAAAATTATGGGTATTACCATTCGTGAGTGGGAATCACATGGAATGTGTGGTCGATTTCAGTATTGCACCTCTCAGGACGATCTTGTTTATCATCATGATGGTCAAACTTGGGCAGCAATGATTTATCTAACTCCGAATGCTCCATATATCACTGGAACTTCTTTATACGCCTCTAAAAATGGTGCCAGAAGAACTAGCGATATTAACTTTGATGATGATGTCTTTGCTGGTGGATTTTATGATGGAACTAAATTTGATTTAGTTGACTCCATTGGCAACGTATTTAATAGACTTTTTATTTTTGATTCACAAAATATTCACGCCGCATCACAATACTTTGGTCAGACCAAAGAAGATTCAAGACTTTTTCATATATTCTTTTTCGATTAAAAATGAAATTCACAGTTTACAGTAAAGAAGGTTGCTCACATTGTGATAATGTAAAGAAAGTTCTGGAGTTGACAAATCTACAATTTGTCGTTTATACTCTAGGAGAAGATTTTACTAAAAATCAATTCTATGCTGAGTTTGGAGAAGGTTCAACTTTTCCTCAAGTCATTTGTGATGATCAAAAATTAGGAGGATCCGTTGACACAATCAAATTCCTCAAAGAACAACAAATTGTCTAAGGATAACATAAATAAAGATGAAGACCACTTTAATCGTGGTGTTGAATTCATACTTAATGGAGGTAAAAGAAAGCAAACTCAACCGTTCCATATTATCTTTGAAAAGATAGTTTGCTTTCTCAATCGGGAAACTACTATCTACTTTGAATTTTCTTTCAAGTCAATGAAGAAAAAAGTAGTTTCTCGGAGAAAAAGAAATGTTAGCAGTTAGTTTAGTATTTGGTTCCTTTCTAATTGTGTTATTTCTTATAGTGGGAGTTATTGGAGGTTGGGTAGCACGTGAATATATGATGAACTATCGGGAGATTCCTAAATTACATCCAGAGTTTTATGATCAGAATGGTAATGTTATTCCTGATGAAGTTTTGGCAATATCATTCAATCCAGAATACTTTGACGATGAAGAGTCTGAAGAAGAAGATTGAAACCATTCAATAAATAAAGTATAATCATTTTAGATTTTGTATAATATGACAACGACAAAAAAAGCAACCTCCACGGCGGCACCTAAAACAAAGACGACCTCTACGAGGAAACCAGCAACACCAAAGGTAGAAACTCCGATTCCAGATCTACCCTCTAATCCTTTTATCTTTGAAATTCTACAACTTGTAGATAAGCAGAAATCTAATGCTCGTAAAGTAGAGGCACTAAGAAAGTTTAATGATCCTGCACTAAAAGTTGTTCTAATCTGGAACTTTGATGAGA